GCATCAAGTTTAGGGCCAAATTTTCTAGCAGCATCTTCCATCACTTCATATTTTTTCTTTTCTCTGTCCGCCACTTTCTTTAAAGCTTTTATCATCTTTGGATAATCTTTAGCTTTTTTCAGTAATCTCATAGCCCCTCCTATTGGAATCATATCTTCTGGCATAGGCCATGGCTTATCTGGTACTCCCATTGTATACTGAGGTTGTTGGCTTAAAGCTTCCATAAGTAAATTTCTATGTGCTTGTCCACCTTGTTGATATCCTTTAGCTCTTGACAATTTTTTCATTGTTTCAAATGCATCTTTAGTTTTTTGATAAGATTTACTTTGAATTAATTCTGGAGATTTACCATATTCATCTTCTAGGCTTTTAAGTTCTGAATATGTTTGTATCATATATGGGAATACTTCATTCCTAGTCCAATGAGGTTTTTTATGATATCCATAGATAGCATCTATCAACGCATGTCCAAAAGCTTCATGTAGTATCGTATTACTAGGGGTTTTCTTTATTGATATTTTTTTATCTATATCTAATTCTGGTATTTCATCTTTTGTATACCACCATCTGCCATACCCTCTATGTTTTTCATCAGGTTGAAATCTAATTTCATTTCTAATAACTTTACCATTTTTAACCCGCCTTACAAACTCCCCTGTTTTATCTTCTAATGATTTATCTTCTATTACTGGTATACCTGCTACTTCTTTAGAATATATTTCTGGAATATCGGTTCTGTTTAAAAAATCCATTAAATAATCAACAACATGGGCACTATCAGTAGGAGATACATAATCACGAACAATAGAACCTTGTTGATATCCTTTTGGTATCCAATCATCTCCGGGTACTTCAACGCCTTCTTTTTTAAGCCATTTATTCAAGTCCTGCCACTTTACTTTTTCTGATGGCAAATCATCGCCTAATTGTTTAATGTCATAACTTAGTTGTTTCATTCTTCCTGTATCTGGGCCAGTTGGGCCTGTCATTCTAACTTCCCAATCAAATCTATCAGCATCTGGCAAATATTTTTTTATTCTTGGAGAAAGTCCAGTAAATCTGCCGTATTTATCTTGCTCAACCATATGTGAAACTGGTTTGCCTCCCTTGCCTAAAGCAAATCTACCCTTATGATAATGTGAACCTCTCATTCCTACAAACGGCATCCATTGACCAGCTCTAAATCCACCATGTCCACTAGTACCTGTACTTTGATACATTGGTTGTTTTATAATATTACCAGCGTCATCTGTAAATTCAGCAACTCCAACTTTACGTTCACCTACTTGAGCAAATTTTTCTGGTAATTTACTTGCTCTTGGTAATTTAGATTTTCCTTTTGATAAAATTTCTTTTCCAGATTTAATAGTTTTTGATGGGAATAATGTTTTTAATACTCCTTTACCTAACTTAATGCTAGCACCTACAGGCAACCCCTCTGTTGGATTGTATCCTTCTGGGTCTGTTTCATACCAATGATAACCACGTTTCATTGTATGTTGAGGTTGTTGAGCTAATCCAGATAAAGGGTCTCTATTCATTTCATCTTCCAATAGCAATCTATCTATTGAGCCATGGGCTGTGTTATCAGATACTGCTGACTCTAAATATCCTAGTATTGGTGGTCTATTATTTGCCATCGTTATCCCTTTTTGTAATATATATCTTTATAATCATTAACCGCTTTCCAGAACATGGATTTATAATCCATATATAACGAATCTAATTCTTTTTCTGATTCTCTTTGACTTGGAGTTATCTTATTCATGTAGTCAAGATATTTAGATTTACGTCCTTCAGCTTTTCTCCAGCTTGATGGAATAGGTCTTTGTCTTGAAATTAATCTTTTAAGTATTTCACGAGCTTTCTTTTCAGCCACATAATATGATAATTGTTGTTCATGCATGAATCTGTCTCTAACATAAGCTAAAGAAGCATAATATTCATGAGCCATATGCCTAGGGCTACCAGACCAGAATACATCAGATAAAGCTCTATAGTATGGAGTTTTTGTAGTTAGCATATCATCGTAATCCAAACTTGTATCTTCTTTTGGAAAGAATGTATCTAAGAATTGATATTGCCTTCTTCTTGAATCACTTACTAATTTCTTTTTATCCCCAGATAAATTTAAAATTACTCTTTTCCATCCATTATAAGCAGCTACAATACTACTTAATCCATCGTCTGTAGCTTGTCCAAGGGTCTTTTTGCCTGTTAAATAAGATTGAACATTACTTAAAAATTCTTGAGTATTCCTAATTATAACAGGATTATATGCTTCCCCAAATCCTCCATAGTCATCAACTAAATTACTAAACATACCTAACCCTTCAGCTTTAATAAAGTAATCAAGGTATTCAGCTGGCATTGATTTAAATTGATTTTGTCTTTCCTCTCCTAAAGCCCAATTATATACACTATATAAACCCATACCAACGGGAATATTTAATCCTATATATTTCATAGCTGGCATCATATTTCCATCAGTTATTATTGGCATTATAGCATTATCTGTAATAGCATTTGTAACACGATAAGCTATCCTATAAAACAATGTAAGTGGTTTTGCCCAAGCTCTTCCCATCCAATATGGTACATATGGAAGGTCTGGTGAACCTTGAGTAATCATATGAGCCTGCTGTCTAGCTTGAGTTAATTCTTTTGTATTAAATAAATCTTGATTTAAAATCTCCATTTGCTGTTTAGGACTCAAATCTTTAACTGATTCTTTTTTAATCCTATATCTATCTACCATTTGTTCTATTTCTCTAGGAGAAAATTCAAATACTTCCTGTAGTATTCTTCTACTTTGAGAAAGACTAATTCCTTTATTGCCGGGTGTTTCTATGCCAGCAAAATTATGAATATGGTTTTTTAATGAAACATATCCAGTCACAGATGATATCATTCTATTAGCAAATTCAGTAGTTCTCATTCCCCCCAGATTTCCAATCCATCTTTTAGTAAATCCAGACAAAGGAGTATCAGCCATGAATAAAGCATAATTTGATGTATATTCAGCCCCTATTCTTCTAGTAAGGCTTCTTTCATTTTTCCAGTTCTCTAAAGAAAAATCTTTTAATGGTCTGTCAGAACCGCCAGTAAATAATGTTCGCATACCGCCAATTAAATCCCTTGATGTAAATACAGTTGCGTTCATTACATTACCAACTAATCCATTCTTAAGACCACTAATAGGAAATGAAAGACCAGTTAATGCACTTTTTTCAGCTGACCATCTAAGAGCATTTTCTACTCCACCAACTTCTTGGCCATGTATTTGCAGTTCCATTTGCTCCAATGCAAATTGACCAGCAGCCTTATCTCCAGTCTCTCTTTCTATTCTTTTAGCTAATCCTTCATATTCTGGCAATCCAGTTTTTTTATTACCATATACTAATGATGTGGCTGCAAAATGAGGAACTTTTCTTACATATTGTTCCATAGCTTTGCCATAGTTATTCTCATATACTGGAATAACTTCATCAATGGTATGAGATACACTTCTTCTATCTTTAATTTTATCACCAGCTTTATAAAATTCACCCTTCTCATTTAAATGTGTAAAATCTGGGCTAACCTCAATCATGTCAACTACTCTATCATTAACACGCTTTACATAAACAAATGGAGGTAGGTTTGCTACCCTAGCATGAACTTGTCCATATATACCCGGCTTTGTTATAATTTTTTGTAACGTCCTAGCTTTTTCTTCAGCAGCTTCTAATTTTTCTTTTCCTTTTAAAAGCATTATTTCCTTATCATTTTCCATGATATTTTTTGTTATCATTTTAAAAGCATTATCGTCAGTAGAAAATAACTCTTTAAATCTTTCTGAGGTAACTCGATGTAAAAATGGCTCTTCATAAAATAATTTTGATTTTTTAGAATTAACATTAACTTCTCTTAATTGACCATCAACATAATTCAAAGCTGTTTTTCTTTTACCTTTCGCGTAATCTAAAAATGATATTGATTGAGCATCCCAACTTACAGGGTCTTTAAAGTAGTCAACATAATTAAATTCTTTTCCAGATTTACTATCATACAATCTAACCATCCTTCTTCTTTTACCTCTCCCATCTACAATCCAAGCTCCGCTACCAGCTAGAACAGTCCAAACCTCATCCATCATATTTTGATGTCTCCATTTTAAATACTCAATACCATCACCTTTAAAGCCCGGCACTTCAATTTTTAATCCTTTTAATTTCTTTTCAAATTCTATAAAATTTTTATGATTTCTAAATTTTCCAAAAGCAGCATCATCTATAAATGCTGAAAGGTATTTTGATATACTTTTCATTGGATTGCCATACCCATCAATTTTAACACCAACATTACGAGACATATCATTTAATGCTTCTGTCATTGGCCCATGAACAGCTTGTCTAGTCCTAGTAAAAGGCTTCATTCTTCTACGAGATACTTCTATTGATGCAGGTGTATCAAACCATTCAATTATATTGCTAGTTGGAAAAATAGCTTCATTTAAATTTCTCCAAGATTTTCTAAATGTGCTAGATATTTTAGAGCCAAAAGTATTATTAGGAGTAGATAAATTAAATCTTAATTCAGCATTAACATCTTTTATTGACGGCTCCATTATATAATCAGATACCATTCTTAATCCATATTCAGATAGATTTTCAATCTTACCTTTAGATTCAGGTACTATTGTAGAAATTAAAACTTCTTGCTCTTTCTTTTTAAAATTCTGTTTTTTAAATCCTTCTCTTAATATTCTTTCATATTTTCTTCTTGACCTTACAACTTTATCAGGATTTAATCTATCAACCTTAGCGCTAGCTTGTTCATATTTACTTTGCAATATTTTTTGAGCTGCTTCAGGAGTACTCCAATGATTCCTTGCCCAATCAATAGCTTCTTGTTCTGTTCTAAAAAGTAATTCATTATCAGTAAAGAGATATGGAGTTTGCTTTTTCATTTCTTTATCAGAAATTTTCCTGTTATCAATAAACTTATTTAATTTAAGTTTATACATTGGAGTAACCTCATCAATATTTCTATTTGACATTGATGTTTGAAACTCAGTCAGTAATTCAGGAGATGGGTCTTTAGCGTCTGTACTTAATTTAGTTATATCAGCTTCCTTTAATTGACCTGACTCAATATCTTCTACTATCTTTTTTGTTTCAAATAATTTCTTTTCTAAAGCTAATCTATTTTCTGATTCATAATTAGCCCAACCTTCTCTTATTTCTTGAAATTTCTTAGGGCTCATTTGTCTTGAGCCATATTGAATGTATCCCGGAACTTTTATTTCTTTGCCAGTTTCAGGATTTATTAATTTTTTTCTACCATATAAAAAATCTCTAAATAATGTTTCTGATATAGGATTATCTCTTACAAACATTCTTAATCTATATGGTGCACCGGGGTCTACAACTGCAGTCATTGGGCCTCTACTACGTTTTTTTATAGCTTTTTCATATAAAATTGTAAATTGTTCTCCATATCTTTCTTCAGCTTTCCATATAGGCATAGTAGCATCTTTGTCTAAACCAAAGTGTTTCCTAAGAACTTCATTTGCTATACCTTGATATTCATCTGAAAATATATATTGTTTTTCTCTTTTAGCTTCTTTGTATTTTTCTCCCCACATTTCCTTTTTTGCTGATTCTGGCAATTCATTGTACTCCTTTGTTGTCATTCCTTTACCGCCAGTATACTTCAATATTAATTTGTCAAGAAAATTTTGGTCTATAACTGAATTTTTATCTTTATAAAATTCTCTTACAATAGACTGGTCTTTATTTGAAAGTTTTATTTTTGCTCCTTTTGGCCCGGCTATATAAAAATATACTGGTTCTCCTTTTTTCAAATGCTCAGATGTATAATCATAAGAACCACTTCCTTCCTTTCCCATTTTTCCAATTGCTTCCCCAGTTCTCCTTGACTCTCTTCTATTAAAAGGTTTATTGGGGTCAACGGAATGAAATAAAGCAGTATCTCCAGCCCACTCTAATATCTTTATTCGTTTGTCTTTAAATTCTTGATTAAAATTATTTGTTCTTACAAGCTCTCCAAGCTCATTTGAAAAATTTGATTTACGACCAACTTTAGCCAAGTAATATACTGTACTTCCAAATTCAGCTGGGTCTGTGTTTTTTCCTCTTATCAGTATAGTAGAATTATCATATTTTAAAACTCCATCTTTATCCACAAATTTATCTGGATTATCTTTCATCCACTTTACAATATCTTTTTCTCCAACAGCTTCTATTCTACCTACAGATGATTCCTGATAATTAAAAGACCTTTCAAACCCTCCGTATCCACGACCTCTATAGGCTGGAACTATAGCATTCTCGCCAGCTTTTAATCTTAATTTTGTAAATTCGCCAGAACTAGATTCTTCATAAAATATTTTTTCAATCTTAGCATCAGATTCTTTACTTCCTTCTGAATGCCAAGTTCTTAAATCCCATAGCTTTCTTTCTTTACCTACTGGTTTTTTAACATCAACATCAAGAGCTTCTACTTCTGCGTCTCTCGTTATTGTTCTTTTGCTTTCATCTAAATTCTTTTTTATTATTTTTTTTGTCTTATTCCAATGTTCTTTTTCTTTTGCTAATTCAGGAGAAAGAGTTCCTCTCTCTTCTGGAGTTGCTATTGTTCTAAGAATTTCTTTAGATTTTACTTCTTTAAGACCCGGCATAGCTCCAAATCCAACTCCGGGCTCCCTAGACATAACTAATTCTTTTTCTTCTCTTATTACTTCTTTTTCTCTTCTTTCTCTATAGAAATTCTTATCTAACTCTTTTAAGGCGTCTGACTTACTTGGTTTTCTAATATAATCTACTTCACCTGTTTGACTATCAATGAATTTTATTTCAAAAAATTTACCATCTTCAGACTCATACATATTTCCTTTTTCTATATATCTAAAATGGTCAGGATTCTTTTTATTACGCCAATAATCTCCTTGCACTTTTACTTCATTATTAACAGCATCCCATATCTTGTTTACTCTTTCACCTTCTACAATTCTTAAAGCTACTTCTGGTTGTATACCTAAATTAGTTAAAGCATTAAAAGCTTTTTGTTTAACTCCAACACGGCCTAAAGCTTGCCCTCCGTAATGAACTCCCATCAATGCTAATCCATGAATCATTCTATCTTCAATAGTCATATCTTTATTCATACCAAAATCACTATAAGCACCAGCCATAAATATTCCACCATACTCGCCTACTTTACCAGCAGCTAAAGATTTTAATCCAGTTTTATTAGCACTCCAAAATATCTTTGGCAAAGCAGCTACTGTAAAAGCAGTAGCGGCTATTGTATCATCCTTAAGGCCAGTTACTCTTTCTTCTAAAGTAGAACTTAAAGGTCTATATACTTGTCCTACCCCGGTAAAAGTTATAAGGTTATTAACACCTCTATTAACTGCATTGGCCCATTTCGCACCTTGAGGCCCAGACTTAGCTAGTCCAAGAAGATAATCTTGATATCCCGGCATCCTACCTAATATCTGACCACTAGCCTGAGGTAATCCCCTCTTAGTTATTTGAGATATTTTTGATGTAGGAACTCCCTTCGATATTTGTTCCTCTATAAATTCATCTTGCAGTTTTTTATACTGAGCAGTATATTTAGATTTACCTTTTTCTAAAGAATTTATTCTTGAGAGATATCTACTTTTTTCAGCCCCTTCAGCTTTAGATGCTAATTTATTTAATTTTTTTATTTGTTTATTAGCCCTACCAATTCTTTGTAATGTACCCGCTGCCGCCATTGTCCTAGCCCCTAAAGCTGGAACAGCAGCTCCACCAGTAAATAAACTACCAACTATAAATGGAACTATACTACCAGCTACACCGCCAACTACCTCAGCTGTTTTTTCAGCTGTTGTAGGAGTTTCAAGTACATTAGGTTCATATATACCAAAGGGAAGAAGACCCGCTCCAAAACCTCTACCAAAAGCAGCTAACATTCCGGGGTCTGCTTTTTCTTCTAAATCGGATTCAGTTGATAGGTTGGATGATTGTTTTAATTTTTCTTGTAGCTCTAAAAAAGATGGAGTAATTGGTATTCCATATCTATTTATATTTTCAAAATCAAATATAGATAAAGATGGCTCTGCGTAGGTAGGAGATTTTAAAGATTCTTCAAAATCAAATATATTTGGAGTTGTTTGTGCAGATTGTTCAGATTCATATCTTTCCGCCCAATCAAATATATTATCAGCCATTATTATTCATTTGTTAATTAAGGTCTTAACTGTGGATATTTATCGTACACTTTATTAAGAATACTTTTCTTTTCATCAACACTTAAATCATCATTATATCCTATGCTATTAGCATAAGCAATAGCTTCTTCCCTCATAGATTCACCCTCATCAGGAGATAATACCCCTTCTTCTTTTCTTTTTGTTTCAAATGTTACACCCGGTTTTTCCATACTATATTTTCTATTAAACTCTTGTATTGTCATTTTAGAATCAACTTCTTTACCATCTTTTGTAACAGTTATATAGTTTATTGGTATATTGTAGGGACTATGCCAATGTAAAGGTATTCCCGCTCCAATTACAGCTCTAGGTGCACCTCTTTCCATTTTACTTATTTTATATTCATTACCAGCTGAGTCGTATACAGTTTCATTTTTAAATTCATTAGCAGCTAAAACCCTTCCCGTTGGAAGGTCTTTATCCATTATAGTAGCATTAAGTATTTCATCGTCACTATATCTTCCATCATCTAAATTTTTTAAAAACTCTTTACCAGATATATTTTTGCCATCAATATTTATTCTTGATTTTTCACCAACGCTATCTCTTATTTTTTTCTCAAAACCACTAATATATCCTTTTTGTTCTGTAGTATATTTCTCTGCAATTTCAGCAGCAGTTTTAAGACCTAATCCCGGTTCATCTTTAGCTTTAGAAGCTCCAATATTCAAATATGGCAATCCTGCAGATATTTGAGTAGACGTTTCAATATATGCGTTACCATCCTCAGGATTTGTATCCATCATAGCTAGCCCAATTTCTCTTAAAGAGTCAGCGTAATCTTTTAAATATTCTTTTCTTAGTTTACCTTCTGATGCTAATATTTTCATATTTTCAGTTTGCTTGTCAATAGCTGTCTTTGCAACTCCAATAATATTAGTTAGCATGGAATCAGTAATTAAATCTTTACCTTTTATAGTACTAATAGTATCTGCTAAATCTTTATTTTTAGGTAGATAATTAGTTATAAGTCCAGAAATTAAATCCAATGAAGCTCTATTGCTTTCAGTTTTTAACAATGTCTCTTTTTTACTTCTTAATTGAGATAATATGTGAGCATTTCTAGCGGGGTCTTGAGAGAAAAATATTAAAGCTTTATCTACATCGTCTAAATTTTGACCGCTAGTGCCAACAAATACATCTTTATGTTTTTGATAATCATTTGAATATTCTACTTCATTATTTATTATATCTTGAGTATATGGATTTGTTTGTCCGGGAAATTTTTCTTCAAATTCATCATTAGCTGCTCTCATTAGATTTGCTCTTTGGTCTGGTCTCGCTCTCTCTATTTCTCCTTGCCAAAAAGTAGCTAAATTACTCCATTCTTGAGTATCAGCATTTTGTTTTACAGCTTCAGCCCTAATGCTATCATTTGATACTTGTTGAGATTTTAAATTTAACTCTCTATCAATATTTTTTTGTTCTCTCGCTCTATTAGATTCTCTTTCATAAGCTTCTAATGCTGATGTCCAAAAATCTTTAGGTTGTTGTACTTCTATATTTCCATTAGCCATAATAAATTCCTATGTTTCCCAAGCCAAATAATCTTCTTCGACTCCGGTGTCCCCATATGCCATAGTACCACCTTCATCTCTAAGTCCTCCTAATCCTCTAGTAGCTGCTGCGAACCAATTTTCTCGTTCACTTCTTACATCTTTAAATAATGTTGATTTAGCAGCTGCTTCTTTTCGTAAAAAATCACTCATTATAGTATCCCTAGCTTTACTAGCAGCTACAGGTGCCGCTCCAGTTCTTTGAAAACCAGATTTAGCTTCATGAGTAGCTTCGGCTTGAGCAATATCACCTAATTCACTTCTTCCTGCTTGAGTAGCTGTTTGTATATCCCTACCATAATCTTCAAAAAATACCCCTTCTCTTGATGGGTCGTATGCATATTGTTCTTCAAATTTTTCTTTTTGCTCTGGAGTTGGTTGTATATTTAATGATTTATATACATCATCTAATGATTTTGTTTCACTTGTAGCTCCACCATATGTTAATGTATCACCACCAGCTTGCATACCATACACTTCTCCAAGTATACCGCCCATTTGCATACCCATTCTTTGAGCCATATTAAATCTAGGAGCATCTTCAAAATTTAATTCATCAAGATTTTCTTTGCCAATCTCATTAACAGCATTGCGATTTAATACATATTCACCCGGCTCTAATAAAGCCAATATACTATCTCCCGGTTGTCTACTATACTTTGAATAAGATGCCATTATCCTACCATTGGGTTACGTTTGTATTTAAGGAGTCCACCTATCTGATATGACATTGGTTGTTGAGCAACTGAACCGCCTAGATTATATCTTTGCATATACCCACCATCTTGATATGGTATAGGATTAGATGTACCCGGCATACCTCCCATTTGGAAACCTTGCAATAACTGTTGTATTTCATCTTCATATTTTCTGTCAGGCAGCATAAAATAATTTTCATCTCCCATTAATTTTCTTAACCTATCTGAGTCTCCCTTTTGAGTTTCTCTAGGTTTATTTCTTCCAATCAATTTATCCATAAGGCTTCTATCGGGTCTCCTAGTTGCAAATTCTAAAGCATTAGCAATGCCTTCATATGGACTTGGAACTCTACCTAAGCTACCCATTCCAAATGTGCCACTTGGGCCTAAAGGGGCTTCTCCTAATTCTTCACCTGTAAATGGATTCTTCATACCAGCCATAGGTTCAATATCATCTATTTTATATTGAGACAATTCTTCACCACTACCAACAGCGCTTTGAATACCTTGTTTCATTTGTTCTAGTGTATTTAAATCACCTAATCTCCTAGCTTCTGGTAAACTTTTTTGATAAGCGTCTTCCGTGCCAATGTCTAATCCACCTCCATAAACTTCTTGAGCACCAGCTTCCTTACCAGCTAATCTACCCATTGTATCAGAACCAGCTAAGCTTTTTAAATATGCGCTTTCTGTATCATCTATTGATGAACCAAATTCTTTATCCATATCAAGCATTTGTAATAAGTTACTTTTTCTTTTTCTATTAGCTGTAGTTCTTTCTATAGCATCTCTTTCTTCAGGTGTAGTTTTATAATCTCTTCTAAGAGTTAATTCTCCAGCAAGAGCATTAGCTATATCTGGAGATTCCATAAATCCTAAAGAATCATCTTCTTTTATATTTTCCCTCATATTTCTAGCGTAATCAGCTATACTATCATAATCAACATTAAAAACACTACCACCTTCCTGTAAACCGGCTGTTAATGGATTCCTAGAAAAATAATCATCCATAATTCCTGTATTTATCTCAGGAACAACTGGCCCAGCATATCCACCGGGCATTCTCATTCCACTTTTAAATCTATTAAAAAATGAACCAACATCCATTTTCATTCCTGCTAATTGTTGTGATTTATCTTTACCATATAAAGCAGGTAAAAGTCCTTTAAGTTCAGCTCCGGCTGTTCCTAAAGCCCCTCCAGCAAAACTAGCATCCATTCCTTTTCTTGCATCACTTAATTTAGTAAATATATTATTAGGATTTAATCCTACGCTACTTCCTCTAGGGTCTCTAGGCCCCATACCAGAAAACAATGTTGATGAACCAAGAAGTTCACCTCCACCTTTAGTTATCATTTTAGCTATAAGAGGAGCTGCTGGCCCAAGCATAGGGGCTAATGCTGTTGTTAATAATTTACTTCCAGCAAAATCAGCCGCCTTGCCAAACACTTTACCAAGAAGACCTCTTCTAGCAGAATACTTATTTAATTTTTTAGCGTAATCAGAAGCTTCTTCTTGAGCAATTTCTCTATCTCCCTTAAGCATTTGACCATACTGAGCTTCGCTAACTCCCGGAACATATCCATTGGACATAATTATAATCCTTTTGTTTTCGCAAAAATAATATATTGCGAGTTTAATATAAAGCTGGTTAAAATAAAATACCAGCTAATTTTTTTATTGTTTACCATGCTATGCTCCAGCTATTGATATTGATAATATTAAATACCAATATGAGCCATGATACATTAAAACTGCTGTATCATGTGCGTCATCCATTGAAAAACTGGTATTACCTGATGTATATATATTTCTTTCATCACTTCTAATTACTACAGTTCTACCATCATTAGCTGGTTTTAAAATTAAAATTTGACCATTTCTTCCGCCAAGTATTTGGTCTAAATTATCACTTGACGCATCTGATTCAGTATCAACAGTATGAAAAGAATGTGTGATTGTTATCTTCCCAGTATCTATAGTTAATTCAGGCCCTTCTTCAAATATTAAATCTTTAGCAGTTATCAAAGACTTTGTTCTGCCATTTACATTAAGATTTTTATCTACATATTGATTACCATCGGAAGACATATAAGACTTCCAAAGCTTGCCAAACTTTTTTCTATAAATAGCTAACTGACTATTAGATTTTTTTTGTATAGCTGTTTGCCCATCAACCATCCCACTAGTAGATGGTATTCCTTGAAATTCCATTGACTCTTGCTTGGTATTAATTAACTTTCTTAAATCTCTATCAGTTAAAGCCATTACGATACCACTTTATTTCTTAAGATTCTATATTGAATAGACATATCATTTATCTCAAATTTTCCAGCACTTGGAGAAGAAAATTTTATTTGTATACTCTGGCATGATATAGGAGAAGATGGAGTTAATGTGGCTACATCCCATCTACTTGCGCTTGCAAAGTTACCAGTAAATGTTCCACCGCCACTACCTGAAAAATCTTGTTTACCATCAATAGCATATGAAAATGGAGTTGTTTCAGCTCCATCTGATTTATATGTAACAGTTATCTTGTATATTTTTTTTGTTAATTCTGGAACTCCAAAGTCTATATCTTTTGTATAGAACTCTTGATTATCTTGAGATGATTGTATTGGTAAGAACTTTTTAAACTCTACATCTGTACTACCATCAAATACACCAAGACTTAAATTATTATTCATATCTGTTACAAAATTAGTATAGTAAGAACTATCGGTAAATAAATTTGTATTATATGTCCATCCGTTACTATCAAAATCATATATAAAACATTGGTTTGAATTAGTTGAGCCATCATTAGGACTTCTCATCATAATCAATGAATTAGTTATTGGGTCATATCCTAACATTACATCTTTAACTGTACCTGAGCCTCGATACCAACTATTCCAATCAACGCTTCCAAAAGAAGCATCGCTAACAGCAATCTTTTTATCTATAAGATTTCTTATTACTTTGCCATCATAAAAATAACAACCATCATCAGAAGCCCAAGCTACTCCCTTATTTGTTTTTGCAACGCTATATGGATACTTAACACCATAGTATTTAAATGTATCCTCAAGATACCAGTTAGACACGCTAGGACTAGATATATTAATTATATGAACTAGATTTTGTTTAAAAGCTAATAGCCTATCAGCAAATGATTCTAAAGCTATATATTCTCCATAGTCTCCTTTAGATACATCTATAAAATTATGTTCCAAAAATGTATCAAACTTTCCTATTTCGCTATACATTATTCTATCACCAAAATTTTTTAATTCTCCAGAGCTTGATTTTGTTTTTACATTTGCAATAAATACTCTTCTACCAGCTACAACTGAAGCTTTGTATCCTTCATTCATTCCACCAATACCTAAAAATTTTATATCTGGATTAAATCCATTTATAGTAGTGTATGTATCTAAATTTGGACGAATAGAATTACCAGTTGCATTTCCCGCTACATAATATCCATAACCACTTTGATAAGTCCAAGCTTTATGGTCTCCATCAAGAGACATTCTAACACCTTTTACTATATCTATATCAGCTAACATAATCAAATCATCATCTGTATTTTGTAATCTAGTATATATTCTACCGCCAGTTATTCTTCCATTATATGCTAAATCAGCATATATAGATACTCGAAGTGAGCTATTCTGAGTAACATCTAATGTAAAAGCGGCAATAGTAGCAGCCCCATTTCCTATTTGAACAGGTAAGGATTCTTGATTTCCATCATATATAAATGTTTCATAAAATTCATAAGTACCTTCTTCCCAAGTCCCTTCTTGAGTACCTTCATCATCAATTCCAATATTCCATCCAGTACCTCTTTCTAAAATTGGAGTTTCATTATCAGCGAAATCAAAAGGAGCTGTACCACTAAGATTACCGCCATACGCTCTTTGATATACAGCTTTGCCAGTTCCTTCATTATATGCTTGTTTACAAAACATAAATTCTTTTGGATATTCACCTAAGTCTCCAACTCCTCCACTAGCTTCTTTTATAGATATTACTTCGCCTACAATAGCTCTACCAGTTTTATCATTTCCACTAGCATCTTCAAATGAAAATCCTGTCATACTTGTACTTAAATTTAATCCCATTTGAAGAGGTAGATTAGCTGCGTATTTATGTATAACAACTCCTCTATAATCATTAGAAGATGGATTTAAATAATAATTACCGGAAGATGTACCATCATGACTAGATGTGCCAAATGCATATGAAAATGATGTTGCTACTTTTGGGGAAGCTAATGAATTGGGATGTTCTTGCCATTCAGCAAATACAAGTCCAGTTGTAGCATTAAATTGATTTCTTTGTATATATCCATACCATTTTACAATACTAGTATTCTCTCTATTTGTATCACATACACGAATAGCTTCATCTGCTATATGATATATATATTTAGCATCATTACCTTTAATAGTTGGACTAATAGCTGAAATAGTCCATCCCTCATCTTTAGTACTATAAGAAGATGTCGCATTACTAGACCATACATCAACATTGCCTTCGCTATCAACGTCTCCAAGAGCTATCATTTTATCACCAACATTAGTTCTAATAACTTGTATTTCAGGGTCTCCACCAGAACTATCATCTGTAATGGCCTTACCTTTTAAAACAAAATAAACATCCATATCCCCAAAAGTAAGAGTTTGATTGCTATTAGTTGCTGTTGCAGCTTTGCTTAATACAAAAGTAGTTGAATTTGTTATAGAAGAAATATATGTGCCAGATGGTATTCCAGTTCCAGATACAGATAATCCAGCTATTATTTGAGCATTAGCGTCATGAGTTACAGAAGTATTTGTATTGGTTGTATCACAAGTATTATCAGTAAATGTAGTACCAGCAGCATCATATGAATTTAATGTATTAACAACGTCAGTTACAGTAAATACACCATCATTACTACCAGTACCACTTATCTTTAAAGTATCTCCTGTCTTAATTAAAGATGATGTATATAAAGTACTATTAGCTGAATTTGCTCCACCAACTAATTGTAAATGTTGTTTTGTTGGTTGTGGCATTATTCTGGGTCGTACTCAGGTGCGGTTGTTGTAGTGTCTCCACCAACTTGTTTTGCTACAAATTTTATATTTCCAACAGCAGAACCTAATGTTAAATCGTTACTTGTACCATCATGCTTTGTATCTGTAATAGTATAAGTGCTATCTTTACTATGGTCTGATTCAAAATAGAATAATCCATATCCACCAGAACCAGCTAAAGTCGCTGTTCTTTCTACAAAATACTCACTTAAATTAGTAGACCCATCAGTATCTTTGCTATGAGCATATAAAGCACCACCTGTCTTTATCTTACCCAAAGCGTCAATAGACATATTCTGAATTAAAGAACATTCATTATTCTGAATATCTCTAGGGTCTTTTCTATTGTTAGTACCACCAGACCAATCTTTTATTGTTAAATATTGTTTAGGCATTAATCAAGTATCTCTATGTGGACTAGGTCATCAAACCCATTATCTTTTACATCTCCATCAGAATCCCAGTCGCCACCCCAACGTACTTTAACTCCAAGTTGTTGAGCGATACCACGAATCATTCCACCCATATAGTGAAACCCATCTCTATTATTCCAATCAATAGGATATGGAGCTAGGTCAACAGCTTTACCTTCCATGTGCTTACTATACTTTACTTTTGTGGCCCCTTTAGCAAGGAGTTCTTTTTGACGTTCTGCACTTCTTAATCCTTCAATAATAGTAACGTCCATTATTTTAATTAATTCATTAAGAACATTAACAAGTTTAGAATCAACGCCCTTAAGACGTTCTTTACTTCTTTTACCGAACTTAGGCATTACTTTGCTCCAAACACTTTAGACCAAAAGCCTTTCTTTTTCTTTTTTCCCTTTTCACCAAGCTTCTTGCCTTTCTTTTTCTTTTTCTTCTTAACATCTTCCATTTTGTAAGCCATTGCATTGTATGTAGGATGAATAGTTGGCTTTACCTTTACACTATCCGCATCCATAAGTATTATTGTTAATAGTATTGATAACATTTTATTTCCCCTTAAATACACCTTCTAAGATGTCTGTTACAACATCAACTACTTTTTCAAAGAATATTTGTTCTTTATCTTCT